TACGCGCTAATATCCCCAGAAGCTGCTAGTGAAACAGCTTTTACGTCCGTTTGCATCATGGCGATGCTCCTTCATTAGACGTTTTGCTGACCGAGGTATGGATCAGTGACGTAGTAGAAAATTTCACCCGTGATGTTGCCACCTGTGGGGGCGTCACCTGTCGTACCGCCGCCAGTGATTTTGACCATCTGGGTAGCAGACATAATGGTGTTCAGATCATCCCCTGCGGTAGCAGAAGCGAAATCGATAACCAGCTTGCCCGTGGTAGCAACAGCAGCGGCAACAAGTCCGTTGTCGTCAGAAACTGTCGTATCAGAGTAGCCAATCCAGCCCATATCAAACGTGGGAGTCGTGCCACCTGTTGCAGCGCACAAAGCATTAATTTGAGTAACAACAGCACCAGCCGGGAGAATAACCGGGGCAGTGTTGGTAGAAGAAACTTGAACGGCTACGCTATTTGCAGAAGCGCCAGAGATATAAAACTCGGCAACCATGAGAGGGGTGCCACAGTAAGCGGTGCGAGTCTGATCACCACCGCCCGAACGCCAAATCGATTGGGTTGTTGAAACTGCCATGATAATTCCTTATGCACAAGTCGCTTGCTAATCGGTGCATCGTCTGCTGGGACAGTTTAGCAAGCTGGTTTCCCAGATACCTACAGTATAAATAAAAAAGGGGGTTTTGCAACCCCCTTTTCGCAGCCTGATTAGGCTCCCTGAGATCCGTAGATTCCAAGAGGATCGGAAACACCGAACGAATAACGCTCACGAGCTTTGTAGCGAACGTTTCCGGTGTCGAAGTCTCCATCCATTGAATTTTGTAACGGTGTGCGTACAAAATGCTTCAGGCCGTTAGGAACATCGGTCGTCAGGAACCAAGCGTTGGTATCGGTCAAGAAGTGGTTAACCGTATAACCCTCGGGGATCGAGCCGTTGTTCTTCAGGGCGTTGATGTCGTTGTCGTTAGTACCGACACGGAGTTCGGTTTCCAACAGGCGGGTTGCCACGAACATCAAAGCAGGAGGAACGATAAGCTTGCGGGGTTTAGCAGCGATCAAAAGCCCACGTTCATCAGTCCACGCAGCGATCTGAATCACTGCATTTTCCAACGAGGTTTCGTTAAGATCCACGCCCGTAGCGGTCGTGTTGCTGTTAGTGCCACCAGAAACCAGCGGATGTGCTGTGGAGAACAAAGTCTGACCATCACCGTAAGTTACGGTAGAAGCCCAACCGTTGTTCAGAACCGCAGCAGCTTTAACCTGCTTGGTATAAGCCATCGACCGTGCAAGTGCCTTGGTATAACGAGCCGACAAGCTGTCGTACAGGTTATCTTCAATCGCTTCTTCAGTGATTGAGAAGCCATAAGCAATGGTCTCGTGCGTATAACGTGCGGTCCAAGCTTCCTGCGCGTTGTCATAAGCAATTGCGCTACCTTCGTTTTTAACCGGGGCAGCACTAAAGCCTGACAGCTTGGTTTCCTCTTCAAACGAGCGCTCGGAAGATTCAGTTTCGTAAATCTCTTTGTGCTCTTCGCCATACTTCGCATACTCCAAACCGAACAATGCGTTCAGGCCGGGGAGCAGCTCTTTCAATAGTTGTGCGCGTGAAATAGCCATTTATGTTCCCCTATTACAGTCCGGTTGGGTTGTAGTAGGCATGACCACCGAGGAAAGTAGAACCGCTAATGTTCGGTGCATTGAACTTAACGATAGCTTCCGGGTAGTAAACAGTGCCACTATAGGTAAATGCCGTATCCGGCACCAGATCAACAATACGGATCGGCAACGAAGCCGTCACGTCTGCCGAACTCAACAAGATAGCCTGCTGAGAATCGTTGCTTGTGGTATTGAGGGTGTTAGCCACCAAAGCCACATTGTTGTTGATGTTGCTATAAGTCAAACCAGAAGTTGTCGAAACAACTGTGGTGCCGGTAACTACGGCAACTTGGAACAACTGATCTGGGTCTTCACAAACAAAGGCGGTGATAAAGGTGTTTGCCTTTACCGAAGTACCGCTGATCCATGCTTGTGAGAAGGTCGGTTGACCGGTTACAGACGAAACAAACTGACAGCCTAGAAAGACGCCAGCAAAGCCTGTTGCAGGTGCAGCCGTTGTCGAAGTCGAAACCGCGATGGTACCGTCGTTAACGAAAATAACGGGGTCACCAAAACCAATGCTTGCGGCACCGGATGCGATACGACGCTGACGAGTAGCACCGGCAAAGACCTGACCACCGATCAAATTGATCGGCTTTAGCCCATAAGGGGCTGAAACAGTCGGGTAAGCCATTTGGAATTACTCCTTGGATTGTTGATTACCGCGCCCAAATGAAACCGAGGTTTTACGCTCTGAAAACAGAGGCATCCGTGGATCATTCTCGCGCATGAAGTTGTTGTCTACAGAACGCATCTGTGCATCGGCCTGCTGTTGATAATAAGCATTCCGTTGGTCAACGAATTCTGTTGGGGTTTTACACAGCATCAAACCACCCACCACGATATTGTCCTTAAATCGGGCGTTATCGTTATCGAGATAACCAGAAATCTCAGGATGATCTTCAGCTCTGACAGGCTCCCAGCCTTCACGTAGCTTGGTTGAAACATTACGAGGGTCCGATTGGCCCATCATTGAAACGCGAATCCAACGATATTTATACCCAGGCTCAGGTGCGGGGTCAGGCAGTAACGTGGGGGGTGCCCAGCTACGAGGACGCTCAACTTTGTCACGGGTTGTTGCTTCACGATTTGAACGGGTATCTGCTAATTTATTCTCAGCCATTTGTCATTCCTTCCGCCACTTTCCTGGCATATAAATCAAGAGGTATCTTCAACTTCTTAGCTAGTGCAACCTGCGTCTGCGTCAACGTGATTTTTTTCGGGGCAACGTTTCTGCTTGCGGGGGCTACAACATTACTGCTCGTCCGTTTCGATTTCTCCTCTAACCCAGGGAAATTTTCGGGGAACTTCTCACGGATACGAGAATTTACTCGCTCGTAATATTCATCTGAAGTTGGATCAACTCCAGACTTAACTAGCTTTTCATGCAACCCCAAAGCAAAGCTAGTCATTTCCTCATCGTTCCCAAACCACTGATTTTGTTGCTGCCATGCAAGTGCTTTTGGGTCTGCCCGAGGCGTTTCTGGGGCGGTTTGTGGTGCTATGTTTACAGGATTTTCGCGTTCTTGTAAAGGGGCAGGTTTGAAATTAGTAACACGCTCAAGTTTTAGTTTAGCGGTAGTTAATTCTTCCTGCGCTGCAAGAATAGCGTCGGCATCGAAAGATTCATACGCTTCTTTATACTTCTTCCGTGCCTGATCTAACGCCAACTCTGCATTCTGCTTAGCTGTACCAACCAACAGCGAATTATTTGAATTTAAATCGGTCTTAAGCCGTTTGTTCTCTTCAATAATCTGCTGAGCAAACTTTAGTGCTTCTTCGCGCTCACGTAATGCGGCTTCTTTAGCCCGACGTTCATCGTGGTACCCATGCGACAACTTCTTAATACGCTTCTGTACGCTTTCGTCATATTTAGAAAGTTCATCGTCGGTAACTTCCCCAACAGGTTCGGGTAGTGCTTTACGCCCTTTATCAGGATCGGGTGTGTCGTCAACTACCTCGATTTCAAATTCGACGTCACCCTTAGCTTCTTGTTTGGCATCCTGCTCGTCGGGAAATTTAAATTCGGTTTTTTCCATACATCACCTCACGCACGTTGAATGCCACGGGGATCTTCCACCACAGCCTCAACGGAATCATCGTTAATAATCCGAAACTCTCGATCATGAATCTTCAAACGAGTTCCAGTGTTGGCACGAGTGACGATAAAGTCCCCCGGTTTACACCAAGCGCCTGTGGGGAAACGGTTTTGATCCGCGTACGCCATATCACCTAGCGCGACTACAAACAGCACGTTGCTTAATAGCTCTTCATGCTTCACAGTTACATCAGCCTTGACGATCCCACTATCAAACTTATTCTCGATATTGGGTAGCGTGCAAAGGATTTTGTACCCCTTAACAATCGGTAACTGCTTGGCTCTTTGCTGAACATCCGCAATAACAGCATCTGCTGCTTCAGTCATTTTCAAATTCCTCATATCGTTGCACAAGGTCTTGTACTTCCATCTTTGCTAGGCGCAGACCTTGGATAACGCCACACAAATGCTTATATTCAGCAAAATCTTTTGCGCTGTTACTCACCAAGGAGTCTTTTATAGACTCCTCGCGCTCGATGAGTTTTTTAACCAGATGATCCAGCATCTGTTTTTCGTATGTCATCTCCCAGAGCCCTTCATACGCGTTTTAAACAGATCAGCTTGAATCTTTAGCTGGTTTTGTTGATTCTGGTTTTGAAGTTTTATGCCTTCTTTCTGCGCATCCACAGCAATACGCTGTTGCTCAACATTTAACCGCTTCTCAGCAATCTGGGCATCAATAGCGTCTTTCTGTGCTTTACGCTGCTGTTCTGCGGCCTTAATCTGTAAATCTTGAGCCTGGAGCTGCACCAACGGATCTTGCGCAATCTGCTGGGCTTGTTGTTGCGCTGCTTCACTCTGATGAATCTGTAAGACCTGCTGTGCAGCCTGAGCCACATAACGCGCCATCGCATACTCTTCAGGTTCAGAGAGTTGTTGGTCGGGTGTGGGTAACGGCAAGCCAATACGCTGCTCAATCTCTTGGCGATATTGAAACCCTAAGTGCTCGGCAACGTGCGCCATCATTGCTGCTTGCAACTGTTGACCTATGGGGTTTTGCCCAATCATCTGAGCAATCTTTGGGTCTTGCAAAAAGGACATGTGCGTCGTGATATGCGCTTGGTGATCCTGATAGATAAATGCCTTCATAGGCGTACCTTTTAGCGCATCCATATTCTCAGACACGGGGTCTTTGGGTTTCTGATCGTCAGGTAGCGGTACAAGTTTGTCGGCGTTAGGAATACCCAGCACATCCAACATCTGCCTATGCAGGCGGGGTAAGTCATATAACTGAGGTGCCCCTTGCGCTAGCTGCAACGCAGCCTGATACTGCACAACCCGCTGAGCCATTGTCGAGGCGTTGGGGTCAGACACAGGAATAACTTCTACGATGTCGTAGTCTTCAGCTTTAACCTGCGGAGTGCCATCCTGTGGCACGTAGCTGTAATCAGGTGAGGTGTACTCCCTGATAATTTCCTTGAGCAGCTTGAACTCTTCTTTCATCGCTGCATGGATGCGAGCCTGCACAGCACCCATCGTCTTTAACTGCCGCTCAAGGAGTGCCAGCGTCGTACCCACCGGAGCCTGACTCGACATATCGCTGATCTTCATATCAGCCATGCCACTTAAACGGCGAGCTTCTTCAGTGATCTGATTGAGTAGGGCTAATAAGACTTGGCTGGGTTCTTTATAAGGAAGCGGCAGGATGTTA